TGCTCCGCACATAGGGCAATAATCATAAATTGGTTTTCCATCCGACCACCCACACGGCACTGCTATTGCTTCTTCACAAACGGAACAAGCGTATATGCTTCTGCTCCAAGTAAGGTCAAAAGGCTTCCACTCCCCTTGCGGTCTGTCTGCCACTTCTACCGCTGTGCTGAAGTTCGGCATACCCTTGCTATTCATCTGCACTTTGTATAGCTTTTCCATCGTCCTTCTCCTTCCACTTCCTGTATATCTCCTCTGCTCTCTCGTCTGCATCGTGTGCCATGACCATGAGTGCGTAGCAGATCACAAGCAGTATGCAGACCACCATCAGGAGCACCATTATAATCCACTTCATCGCTTATACCTCTTTGATCTCAAGGCCCCTGTACAGCATCTCGTTGTACTTGAGCCTGTATACCTTGTCCTTGCGTGTGATCGGAGACTTGACATCCTCTATCACCCAGCGTGACTCAAGACCCTTTGAGTGCTTGCGGTCAGGAGTCCTGTCGTAGTAATAGAAGTCTGCTATGTAAGTCAGCGCACGTATCTTTTTACCCTTGTGCATGAAGCCAGGCCGCAGCTCAAACTTCTTCTGTCTGACGAGATCCTCTATCTCGCCTGCTCTCTGCAGGATCTGCAGCTCACACCATCTGGCGTATTCCTTTTTGGAATCGTATCTTACGCCATCGACAACGACAGGCTTGTTGTTGTACTTATGCCTGCTGCCTGTTATCTCCTGATATTCCTTCAGTGACATGTTCGCCATCGTCAGTCTCCACTTCTCCTAATCTCACCTGCCAGCATGGATAGCCATCATCATTCTCTTCATACACAAGAGCGAAGGCCTTATCCTTGCGCCACTCATCCACATCGATGTCTGAGAACGGTCCGTACCTGTCGACCAGATACGCAAGTCTTACCTCATATGAATCGATAAGCACCTGGACCTGGCCTGCTACAGACTCCTCATAGGCTTCCATAGTCTCGTTGACATCACGCCACTTCTTGTAAAGATCCTCGTTCTTTTTCACGAAGCTCTGATTCACTGCTCTCAGCTCGTCAATCTTTTTCTGCTGCCTCTCTACACGCTTCTCGCTCTTACCAAGCAGCGTAGACAGTTTCTTGTTTTCTCTCTTCAGGGATTCATATTCGTTTTCCATGATAGCCTTATCATCTCCTTTGAATAACCTCTCATAAGCCTTAGTAAGGCTCTGTGCGTACTCGCATTTCTCCCATGCAGGAGTATCGCAGTAAGTTCTAAGCCATAGCTCCTTTTTATCCGAATCCGAAAATGTGCGGCATACATCCTCACACGTTATAGATCGGCTCATATGCCGCTTATAGAACGGACATAAAGGGAGATGCTTATCGTTAGGCATTCTTATTTCTCCTGCTCTCTCACTCTCTCATACTCATCCAGAGGACACCACGATGTATTTCTTCCATCAGGCATAACGCACTCCGTAACATCTGAGCCTGCTAACTGTACGAAGAACACGCAGTCAGCACAGCACTTTGGCATTTCCATATCTATGACAATCATGTTCACTTCTCCTTGTACAGCGTTCCTTCAGGGCCGTATGCCACGACCTCGGTCAGAGGGCACCACTCTGGAAGCTTCTCATTGACTTCAAGCCATGTCCTGATCTTCTTATGTGTCACGTTGCATTCTTCCCAATAGACATCCTTCAGTCTGCATTCAGAGCAGTTATTCGGTTTCTCCATGCTCGTTATCAATACCATTCAACCAGTCTCCTAAACTTATCTGCCTTGGATCTACATCCGTATTTTCTTCTGGGCCTCGGTATATCACCAGGGCCGAAGGGAACGGAGCGTTATTATCGCTCCCATTGAACTTAAGCCTGCCCTTTATGAATCTCACTTCGGCCTTATGTTGTACGTAGTTCCACCACCACTTCGTATCGGTCCTGCAGAATACCAGCATCACGATTGTTGTGTTAGGCTTATGCCCTTCGTAATAGCATTTTCTGGCCCAGCGTTTTACATCGCTGTATGGCGGATTACACCAGACTGTGTGGCCCCCCCCAATTTTGCGAGAGGCCATCCTGTTCTCTGGTGAAATACCTGTCACACTTATGGTTCTCGTCAGAAGCGCAGGCATCGAGATCGAAATGGAACTCTCTATCAAGCTCCTGGAATAAAGGATCAGGTGTTGCCCATTCGTCAGATTTTCTTGTGTACATGCTGCCGATAATCATCTATACCTCTTCCCAGACAAAGCTCCCTTTGCCTGATGATCTCCACTGACCAAGACCGTTGAACTGACCATAGTCAAGCCATTCCTCTATCGCATCCCAGAGCGAGTCATCGAATACCACGATGTCACATTCGAACCATGTTCCTGCTGGCACCGTCTCGCTGTTGGCGAGTGCCACACGTTCGCCCTGCATTGTCTGTGCTCTAAGCGGCCTCTGGCAGCTACCTATCTTTGCGCCTTCTGGCATATGCAGCGTGACGAATCTCCCTGTAGGATCATCCGCATCTGGATACACCTTGATGAGACCATCAATGGCTTTCTTATATGCCTTAAGCTTCTCGCTCTTGGTGCCTTTGACCTTCCTGAGAAAACCACATGCGCTCTTGAAAAAGCCGTACATGTGATAGCAGGCCATAGCAGGATTGCCATCATCGTCTCTGTAGAACACAGTCATCTCGTTCTTTACCATGTCCTCGACAGGAAGATGCTCCAGCTCTTCTGCCCTTGACTCTGCGTCAGGAGCATTGCTCCCGATAAACTTCTCATGTACATCTGGCCTTGGATTTGTTCCAAGCATCTCGTCTGTTAAAGTGATCTTGATTCTTCTTGTTTCCATGTTTACGCTCCTTTAAAATAATTAATCTACACCTCTCGTTGCAGTGCTACTCTGCAGCAGTACAATACGATTCTATTCCATTCCATTGCCTGTCCGATCTCTGCCTCTCGCCTCTATTCCACGGCCACGCCCTACCTTGCTCTTCTGTTGCTGATCAGCTCTCCGCCAGGCCACGCCTCTGCTGTTCTGAACGATTCTCCACGAAACCTTTCCGCAGCTCTGCTTCTCTTATCGTCTCATTGCCACAGCTTTGCCACGCCCCTCTATTCTGCGCCTACGCATTGCCAAACTATACTGATCCATAGCTGAACTCCGCTGTGCTATTCTTAGCCTTTCCTTTGCTCCACGGTTCCTATCTGGGCCTATCGATTCCTTTGCTACTTGTATTTAGCTAAAGCTCTTCTAAGGAATTCATCTTTTTCCTCGTTCGTCATGTCCTGGGTCCTCTTACCAATCAATCTATTACTATGATTATTTATTTCTTTTATTTCTTTATTTCTTAGTATAGTGTTCACTCGTTGTTCACTCGTTGTTCGGTCGTTGTTCATTTGTTGTTCATTTCGTTGTTCACTCGCTTGGTACTTATCCCATGAACATATTGTAATTAGCCGACATTGACGGTCTGTTCGTTGTTCAATTTGATGTTCACTTTCAAAACACTTTAGTATCCGCTGTACCTTCGACTCCGAAACACCAAGTTTTGTTGCGAGCTTCTTTCTCCCTGTGATGAGCTGGCCTGGCTGAAGCGTGATCCTCTCACCACCGAAGTTGGCATCGTGTGGATGAAACTGCGCCAAAAAGAGCAGCTCCACCCACACAGCTATATGATCGGCATCCTTGTATACTGTCGGATTCTCACGCATCTGTCTCCACAGTTTGATGTATCCGATCTCTGCCATAGTTACTTCTCCTCTGCTACTACCTCAGCCTCAGCCTCAACAGCCTCGGCGTATCTTGAATCCTCATCAGGAATAACGAACTCATCCGTGTCGGAAAGCTCCTCGTTGAAGTTGAGAGTCACATCCTCGTTGACCATCGCCTTGACGAATTCCGACTTAAGCGGCGCATATTTCAGGGCCTGCTTGATGACAGTTTTCTTGGCCATGCCTTCCCAGGCTGAATCCCACGGAGATGTCTTGGCCTTGCTGTACTTCTTCCTGTGCTCGTTGATGTCCTCTACCGACATTACTTCGAAGCCATATCCGCCTGACTGCAGCTTATAGATGGCATACACCCAGGTGATCTTGCCTCTGTTCTTCATGGCAGGCTTATGCTTCAGCTTAGGCTCCAGGCCCAGCTCATACTCAAAGTCATCGTTCTCATATACCACGTGGGCCTCGATGCTCTTGAGTTCTCCTGACCTATGTGCCAGTTCGATGAGGCCTCTGTATCCGATCTGGAACTGCGCCTCTTTGTTGCCTGTCTTGTAGTTGTTGTATGGGATCAGATATGCCTGCCCCAGAGAAGTGTTAGGCTCAAGGCCAAGGGCCGCTGCCTGCAGCATTGCACCGATGAATGATGCAGGAGTGCATTTGGCCAGATCTGGATTCAGTGTGACTGCTGTTGTTGCCATCCTGGTGAATCTCTCAGCCGTGATGGTGCTCGGCAGGGCCTTTGCGATAGCCTTCTCGCTTCTGGCTATCCAGTCTTTCATAGTTGGTTTCGCATCCTGCTTTACAGGAACATTTACCTTCTCGTTCACGTTTACGCTCTTAGGTGTCATGGTTATTTCTCCTTCCTCACAAGCGTGTAATACTTGTTAAATACTTCTATGATCTCATCTGCCATCTCAGCGGCTACTCGGACCTGATCCTCAGAAAGGTCCTTAACTCTCGATACTCTGAATGCTCTCAGACAAACTTTCACGATTGGAGACCAATCGTCTGGCACCAGAGAATTCTTCAAACCTTTTCCGTGGTACGACTTCCTTGCAGTGACAAGCGTGTTCTTTGTCAGAGAGGCGATCCCATTCGGCCCTCTCAGCTCTTTTATTTCCGCCTGAAGCTTTGCGATCTGAGCCTCTTTTTCCGCTATAGCGGCCTTATTCTCTTCCGATGTGAATCCCATGTTTACGCTCCTTTTTTCTTTTTCTTCTTCGTAAGATCCTGTGTTCTGAATACTCTGTACTTGCTTATCTTCTTGTACTTACTGATGTCGACATTCGGATAGTCCGCCTGGAGCCTTGCCATGTCGTAGCCAGATATCTTGCTCTGCTGCTTCCAGGTGCATCCATAGTCCTGACCGACAGCAGCTTCGTTGTCTCCAAGCAGTTTGCATATCCTGCCCTTCAGAGTATCGGCCCTTTCGGTATAGTCATCGGCCAGCTCTTTTATGGCCTTGTACTCTTTAATCATGCGGTCCAGGCCTTCAATGGTTATCTTTGAGTCCTTCACAGGATTCGGATATATCTGCTTCAGGGTTTCAAGATCGCTCTCGCCATCAGGCGCAGGCATGATGCCCTGCTGAATGTATTGCGTCCAGAAGGCCGTTTCCGCCTCTCTGAGCGATTTTATGAAATCGTCATCCCTTTTTACCTCAATGACGTAAAGTCCTCTCTGAAGGACTAATATGGCCAAATAGACCATATCGAAACCCATGACCATCATGTAGTGCTGGCATTGGCAGTAATAGTGAGAAGGCACATCTCCGTTATCGAAGTTGTAACCATGAAAGCTGCCCATTACCTTGCACTCCAGGCCAGCGTTCTCACCAACTACCTTCCTGTCGATGTTGGCCGTGATGTAGTCGTAATCATCATCGGCATACATGGCGAAGTCGTTCCTGACCTTCTTGCCTGTCTTTTCCATGAATCTCTCAGCTACATACTGCTCAAGATCTGTACCAAGTCTCATGGCCTCGGATGTCTCCTTCTCCTTTGACAGGCCCATCTTGTCTGCGTATAATGAGAGTGATCCTGAATAAGGATTCATGTTTACGCATATGGCGGCATCGCTTCCGCCAATCGATGACTTACGCAGTTGTACCCACTGATCGTGAGTCATCTTTTTTGTGTCTGCTATCTTTCTTGCCATATCACTACCCCACTACGAACATAAGAAATATGATTCCTGCCCAGCTAATCCAGGCTATAAGGCCTTCTATCAGTTCTCTTCTGTCCATGACTCGTCTCCCTTCGCATACTCGATGTACTCTTCCTGAAGCTCAAGCCTGAGCTGCTCGGTATCGTAGTCGGCCCTGAGCTTCTCGTTGGTCTCCTGTATCTTGCGCCTGCATCTTGTGATGCTCTCAAACGGCGGCAGTGTGTAGTTCTTCATTACCTCTTTGAACGGCATGCTCACGTTCACATAGTTTGAGTACACTGCCGTGACAAGGAATCTGTCATCCTTCCTGGCTATCGGATATTCACACAGGATCTTGAATACCTCAGCCTCTAAAGTCTTAAGCCTGCTCATGCCACCACTCTCCTTATGATCTCGTCTCTCAGCTTTGTGTTCTCGATCTCAAGGGCCGTGATCGCCTCATGCAGCTCATTGATTACACCGTTAAGCTTCTCCTCTTTGTCCTCAAGTGCCTGGATATCTCTGCTCAGGCCTGCTACCTCGGCCTCAAGCTGCTTGATCCTCGCTCTGTAGTAATCATCTGACGGTACATCTGCCTTAAGTTCAACGACCTTCGGCTCCATCATCTCTTCAAGCCTGTCCTCTGGTTTAAAATGTCTGCCCATGTTTACGCTCCTTTCATGGCTCTCTTCGCCAGGCATTCCTTGGTGAGATATCTCTTGGCATCTCTTACGCTGTCAGTGATGTACTCGACACCATGCGCTCCTGGCCCCCATACCTGCTCTACTTCGTAGCCTCTGTCTGTTTTCCACAGTCTCCAGCACTTACCCTGTGTGCCTTTCCACTCTCCGTATCTTTCGTTCATGTTTACGCTCTCCTTCTCCTCACGGATCTTCTTCGTCATCATCCCAATAGTTTCCGTCATCCCAGAAGGAGTCCATCACCATCAGGTTTTCCATATGCGTTATCTGGTACTGTGTCATGTTGTTTCCTTTCTGGCATATGCCCACACCTGGGCAGGAAGTGTTTTTTTCGTAGGAGATTAAAGAAAAAACAACTAATCAGATGGTCCTTATAAAGTTATAGTTTGTAGTTCTCCTGCCCATGTATGGACACATGCCGTTTCACTTCTTACGTTGATGCGTATTCTCTGATCTTCTGGATGATCTCATCCTGTTCGAACTTCGCAAGCTCAAACTTGTTCAGCATCCTGCTTACTTCCTGGTCAGATGTCTCAAGCAAAGCCGCAAGCTCCGTCTGATTCATGCAGGCCAGAAACATCGCTTTCCTGATTCTCTGATTCTTCTGCATTGCTACCCCCTTTCCTCATAGAATGTGTCGCAGGCCCTTGTTCTCAGCCTTACTCTCTCGCCGCTTATCGCACATGTGCCGTATACCTTCCTCGCATCGATGTCTCCGAATCTGTTGCGATCTCTGATACATCTTGGGCAGTCTTTGCAGGTGGCCTTCTCGCCCTTAAGCTCATGCTCGTCTGCCAAATTCTCAGGCTCCTTGACTTCGATGCTATACTGGATGTAATAGACATCGCCTTCTCTCACGAAGGTCGGATGCAGCGGCGCAAGCTCCATGATTGCCTCATTAAACAAAAGAGCAGCCTCTTGCGGCGTACTGCCTGAGATTGCTCTGAACTGTGGTATCACTGTGTACTTCATGTCTACGCTCCTTAAAATAAAAAATGTGTACTCACCTATATGGCAAGTACACATATTCTATCGGCTGGCCTTCTGCCCTGCCCTTCCATGTGACTATTCCGTTTTTCATAATTTTCGGAATACTTGCCAAGCTCATAATAGCACTATCGGCATATCCATGCAAGGCTATTTTGTAAACTTCTCCTAAATGTTTTGTAATATGTTACACGTGAAGCAATTTGCAATTATTTCATAAATGATATACTCCAGATATGAAGAACTTCTTTGATAATTTACAGGGCCTTCTTATTGCACTTTTGTTTATAGCGGCCCCAGGATTATTAATATGTGTTGTCGCATTTGTGCTTAATTTGCTCGGTGTTCTTGATACAGCAATAGCACTCTATGATTTGATGCGTCTTGGCATCGTTTTGCTAATAGTCGTTGGAACTATTGCCACGATTATCAGAGGAAGATAAGGCCGCAGGCTTTTACACCTGCGGCCTTTTTATTAGTTCAGATACTTCTCAGGGTTTACAGGATTGCCATCTGCATCCAGGATCTTGAAATCCAGATGCGGTCCTGTCGATATTCCTGTGTTACCAGAGCAAGCTATCTGCTGTCCTTGAGCTACAGTATCACCGACTTTGACATTCCACGAATCGAGATGGTTATAGTATGTCACCATGCCGTTATCGTGCTTGATGCCGACACTGTTTCCGTATCCGCTGTTAGACCCTGCGTAGATTACCACGCCGCCATCAGCAGCAGCTACAGGAGTGCCGACTGGAATGCCGATATCTATGGCAGGATGATTGCTTGACGCACCTGCTGTCGGGGATGTTCTGTATCCGAACTGAGATGTGATCGGGCCTGTCGCTGGCCAGATGAACGTGCCTGTCGATTTGAGCCTGTCAGCGTACTTTCCGCCTTTTTCTTTGTAGTTCTTCAGATTTACCCTGTTACGATTTTTGTAGGCCTTTTCAAAATCTTCCTCAGTAAATCCTGCACCAACAAGGGCCGTAAGCTCTTCAAAGATTGCGTCCTCATCATTTATCCTCATGGCTACCTGCAGGTTAGTTCTTGTTTCAGATTTGTAGACATCGTTGCGGATCTCTTCTTCAGGAACATCACTCTGTCTGAGATAACCAAGAATAGCACTCTGTGCATAGAATTCATCTTCAGTCATTTCTGGCACTGACTTGATGGATTTTTTCAGAGCAGTCATTGAAGCACTATTTACCTGCTTGTCGAAGTAAGCGAGATCTCCGCCAGCC